AAACAAAGAATCTCTGAGCTAATTGCTGAAATGAAAAAAGTAATTAGACATGCAGGGGATATGGCAGTAATTGGGCCAATCATAAAAGATTTAGTAGATACATCAGTTAAGAACGATGATTCACTAATCAAGATGGCAGCAATTGCACAAAGAATTATTGGAGCATCACAAAAAGCAGAAGGAGATAGTGGATTTCTTTCTGATGATGAAAAAGAACAATTATTAAAACAACTCGATGAGACCATTACACAAGTTGCAGATGAACAGGATATAAAAGTTGATGAACTTACCAATGAGGTAGAGGAACTCAAACAAAGGGTAGGTGTAGATGAGTAGGTTAGGAAGTTCAAGCAGATTTTCACGACAAAGTTCTAATACTGCATTAAAAAAACCTGAATTTGGAATTGTTTTAGATGTAGTTACTAATGTAGATTCTGATTCTATATTTGATTTCGATTTTGATATTGAAAATAAAGATAAAATTGATACAAGAAATACATCAATAATTGGTTCTTGTAAAATAAAATTACTAACCGATATAACATCTAATATACAGGACTTAACATTTACTCCTCCATTAGATTATTTAAATTTAGATTTACCCATAATAGGAGAAACTGTTGAAGTTTTAACCCTTGCATCAAATCAACAAGTATATAGGAGAGTATCAAGTCCACAAATTAATATAGGAAATGCTATTGAAGATGTAAACAAAACTTTATTTCCTGAAACTGAAGATAGTAATACTACTTCAGATTATAAAGAAACATCAGAAACAGGAACACCAAATTCATCAGCGGAAGAATCTTCTATTGAAAACGAATATTTTGAACAAACTAAAATAAATCCTCTTCAATTTTATGAGGGTGATAAACTAATTCAATCAAGATTTGGTCAATCAATTCGTTTTAGTGGTTACAATAATGTAGATAATGTTTTAGCCCCAACAATTATTATAAGAAATAGACAAGGAGATAAATCATTAAAAGATTTAAAAATAGGAGAACCTACTTTTGAAGATATTGTTGATGATGGTTCAATTATTGTATTATCAAGTGGAGAACATTTATTAGAATTTACTCCTGGTACGGTTGATACACCATTAGAAACAGAACCAATATATGCAGAAGAACCCGAACTAAAGGGAACAGACCAAACCTTAATCAATAGTGGTAGAATTATATTATCATCAAAAGATTCTGAAATGTTATTTTACTCAAAGGGAAATTACTCTTTTATATCAGATGGTAAACTTACAATAGATAATGGATTGGATGGAGCTGATATGGACTTCAATGGAGATGTATTAATTACTACAAATGATAACAATGTAACAATATTAGGGGGTACTGGAGAAATATACCTTAATACAGAAGAAACAGAACAACCTTTGGTAAGAGGACAAGTATTGGTTGAATTAATGGAAGAACTCATCGATACAATTAATGCACAAATATTCTCAACTCCAGCTGGACCAACTGCAATGGGCCCAAATAATCGTTCTGATTTTAATTCTATAAAATCAAAATTAAATGATTTTCTTTCCACACTTAATTATACGGAGTAAATATTATGTCTTGGGATAAGTTTAAAAACAATATGTTAAGATATATGCAAAGACAAACTATTATTAATGGTGAATCTGTAAATGTATCTAATGAAGTAGAATCCTATGATGATTTTTCAGAATTCTTTACACAACAATATAATCAAGTTGTTTCAACTGGTAAACAAACACTAAATGAAATACCAATTGATAAACCCAAAATAGATGATATGGAAATGCAGATTAAATTAGCTTGTAGAACGGCATTGGGTGTACAAGATGGTAATCATAATTTTATAGATGATATAGGTAATGGTGTATTAGCCTATTGGACAGCAGCAGAATTAATGACTCCAATTCCACCAATTCAAATACCAAAAGGAGCTGTACAAAATATTGAATCAACAAAATCAATATGTACCAATCCTGGTGAATGGAAAAAGATAGGAGAAATATTTCCGGTAGATAATAGTGAAGTTTTTATAGATAGATTAATTAGTAAACTAAAAATACATCTTACAACAATAGAGGGTATATATCAAACAACATCTCTTTACCCAGCTGGTATTGCTTTAGTATCTTTGCCAGGTATAGTAGAATGGAAGGGTTGGACAATACCATAAAATTAAAGTACATATATTTATATTAAGATAAACACAATTGAAAATGAATAACAAACAATTAATAAAAGTAATAAAGACTCTTGTTGAGGTAGAAACTGCCAAACAACAAGAACGTTTTTTATCGAAAACTTTTCCAAAGATATTGGCAGAGGAAGTAAATAAAAGATTAGCAGAGGTGAAGGGAGGTGTAGTCAGCGTTCCCTCTCCGCAAGTAGTTGTAGAGGATGTGGTAGACCCATTTGAACAAGCAGAACTTGCACTTGAGGAACAAAGACAGGCACCAACAAAACAACTTTCAAAAAATCCAATATTGAATGAGGTTTTAAACCAAACACAGCCATTTACAAAAGCACAAAGAGCAGGTGGTGGAACACCAGGTGGTGGTAAATCAGTACTAGATAATCTACCACAACAACAACCAATCCAAGAGAGTATGGATAAAACTATTGAGTTTACTTCTCAAGGAGCTGGAGCTGGAGTTGGAGGATTAAGAACTCAGATGGCTCATAAAATGGGATATGGTGATGTTGCAACAAAACCAAATAAAACAGGACTTGGTGTACGAACAGGATTACCTGGTCTTGATAAAATATTAAATAGAGATAATTCAGAACTTGTAAAAAAGTTTAAAAGATAGGGAGTAAATAGTGGCTTATATTCTTGATAAAAAAATAGTAAAGGATACCAAAGAGTTTAATAACTTTGCGTATGGTATTACTTTGCCTGTACAACGAGGTAATACAGGATATTTTTCTCAGGCATTTAATTCATTTGAACAAGCAAAAAGTAATTTAAAAAATTTACTGATGACAAGAAAGGGAGAAAGAATATTTCAACCAAACTTTGGAACAGGATTACATGAATTATTATTTGAACAACTTACTGATGATTTATCAACTAAGTTAGAACAAACAATAACAAATAGTGTAAATTCTTGGTTACCATATATAAACATTGATTCTATTGATGTTAAGATGACTGATGAAATGAAAGATAAACATAGAGCAGAAATGAGTATATCTTTTACTATCGGTAGTCAATTTGAATCACAAGAAGTAACATTTACATTAGAGGGATAAAATAAATGGCATTAAATTCATCATTTAAAAGTAATAAGGGAAGAGATATAAAATATCTTAATAAGGATTTCTCAAGTTTTAGAGAAAACCTAATTGATTACGCAAAAACATATTTTCCACAAACTTATTCTGATTTTAATGAATCCTCACCAGGTATGATGTTCATAGAAATGGCATCTTATGTTGGTGATGTGTTATCATATTATGTAGATGATTCATTGAAAGAATCAATGATGTTATATGCAGAAGATAAGAAGAATGTATTAGCATTATCAGAATACTTAGGATATAAACCAAAGGTAAGTTCTCCAGCAATAACTAACTTGGCAGTTTACCAAGTAGTTCCATCAACAGGAACAGGTGATGAAATTAAACCAGATTCAAAATATTATCTTAGAATAAAAGAAGGAATGTCTGTAAGAGCAAGTGAAACAGGAACTATTTTCAGAAGTACTGAAATTTTAGATTTTGCAGATTCAACAGATAGAGAGATTAGTGTATATAATTCAAATGAAGGAGCACCTACTCAATATCTTATAAAAAAATATGTAAAGGCAATATCTGCCGAACTGAAAAAAATAACATTTGATTTTGGTAGTACACCTAAACAGTTTTCTAAGATAGAATTAGGAAATGATAATATAATTGATATTTACGATGTAAGGGATTCTAATGGAAACAAATGGTACAATGTACCTTATCTTGCACAAGAAATGGTTTACGTTGATTATCCAACATCAGATATAACTGATAAAGATTTAGCACAATTTAAAGAACAAGCTTCAAATGTATTAAAGGTAATAAAAACATCTCGTAGATTTACTACAAAGGTAAATGAAAATAATTCTACATCTCTTGTTTTTGGTGGAGGAAACTCAACATCAGGTGATGAAACTCTAATACCAAATTTCAAAAACGTAGGATTGGGATTAAATAATTCAATTGATAGATTAGGAGATTCATTTGACCCTTCTAATTTTTTAAAAACAAAATCATATGGCCAGGCACCAGTTGGTGAATTTACAGTGTCTTATTTAGTAGGTGGTGGTATTGAATCAAATGTTGGAGTTGGTGAATTAGTACAAATTGAAACAATTGAATTTGATGAAGATAGAAACTCATTTACAACAGAAGAAAGAGGTTTATATAGAACAACAATAAATTCAGTAGCCGTTGATAATGAAGAAGCTGCAACTGGTGGTAAAGGTGCAGATACGATAGAAGAAATTAGAGAAAATGCATTAGCAAACTTCGGTTCTCAAAATAGAGCGGTAACAAGAAAAGATTATCAAGTAAGAGCATTATCAATGCCATCTAAATACGGTGCGGTTGCAAAAGCATATTGTGCACCTGATGGAGAATTAGATAATAACTCACCATCATCTATTCTTTCTAATCCTGATTCATTAGAAGAATTTACTAATTTAGTTTTATCATTAAAAGAAACTGAATCAGATAGTGAAATTGATATTAAAGAAAAATTACAAAAGTTTCTTAAAAATAAAAAGAACTCTGTAAACGAAAAAAACAATCCATTTGCTATAAATTTATATTTACTTGGTTATAATCAAGACAAACAATTAAGTAGTTTAAATCGTGGTATAAAAGAAAACCTAAAAACATATTTATCTGAATATAGATTATTAACAGATGGTATTAATATTATAAATGGATTTATTATTAATATCGGAGTAGATTTTGAAATAAGAGTTTATGGTGGATATAATAAAAGAGAAGTATTAACAAGAGTTCAAAATGAATTATCAAATTACTTTGATATTGATAATTGGACTTTTAATATGCCAATAAACATTTCTGAAATAGAATTATTAATTGCAGGAATTGAAGGAGTACAATCTGTACCAAAATGTGAAATTACTAACAAGTGTTTAGGAAACTATTCTTCTAACTCATATAACATACAAGAGGCAACTAAAGGTAAAATGGTTTATCCATCTTTAGACCCTTCTGTATTTGAAGTGAAGTTTCCAAACAAAGATATAAGAGGGAGAGTTGTATAATGTATCATTTCGTAACAGCATCTAAAGATGCAACAATTTATTTACAACAACCAAAACAAAACACAGGATTCGATGAAATACTTGAAGTATCCAAAGTTTATTACGGTAACTTAAAAGATGTATCAAGGTCACTTATTCACTTTAACACAACAGAATTATCTTCTTCTATTGTAAGTGGAGATGTAACAATGAGTTCTGCTGAATTAATTATTCATGAATGTGAATCAATGGAGATACCTACAAATTATTCAATATATGCTTATGCAGTATCACAATCTTGGGATATGGGAATTGGGACACGTTTTGACGAAATATCAACAGAGGGTGTAACTTGGAATAAAAGAAACACCAGTTCATCTTGGTTACCTGGTTCTGCATCTTTGGATAGTTCTGGTTCATATAATGGTAAAGGTGGTATGTGGTATACCGGTTCTTATGCTACACAATCATTTAACTACGAATCAAGTGATATTAATATGAACGTTATTACTCCATTAACTGCTTGGATTAGTGGTTCATTACCAAATAATGGATTTATATTAAAACACGATTCATCATTAGAAAACAATACAACTGATTATGGACAATTAAAATTCTTCTCAAAAGAAACAAATACAATATACCAACCTAAACTAAGAATTGGTTGGGATGATTCTTCATTCTCTACTGGTTCATTAACAGAACTTACATCTGATGATATTAATGTAACTTTTAAAAGATTAAAAAGTATATATAAGCGAGGAAGTAAACCTACAATTAGAGTTTTTGGTAGAGAAAAATATCCTCTTAAAACTTACACCAACGAATATGCTTACACAGATGTATATTATTTACCATCTACAACATATTATCAAATAAAAGATGCAATTACACACGAAGTTGTAGTTCCATTTAGTGATTATACAAAAGTTAGTTGTGATTCAAATGGTAATTACTTTAAATTAAATTTAGATAGTTGGGAAATTAATAGAAACTATTATATTGAAATAAAAACAAATAGAGATGGTGTAATTGAATACTTTATTGATAAAGAATTGACTTTCATTGTTGAAGAATAAATAAATGGGATTACAGGATAGATTTAGAATAGATGAACTTGTTAAGAAAGGTTCAACTGCTATTAGAAAAGATTCTAATGGTAATATTCTTGTGTCTAAAAAAGATGGAAAACAAAAAAAGCCTAAACTATCCTCATCAGTTAAAAGAAAATTTGATAAAACAAAAGAAGATTTAGCAAATCCACAATTAGTTAATCCCAATGAAAACCAAACTGATTTTGCAGGAGAAACAAGTGGTTATGTTGAAAAACCAAAATATAATGAAGATGAATTAAAAAAGGCACTTGATGTAAAGGTTGATGAACTTATAAAAAAGAAAAAACCAAACAAAGGACCTTATATTCTTAAATCAAAATATGATGCAAAATTACTTGAAATAGAAGAGTTAAGAAAACAAGTAGCTAAGTGGAGAAAATTATACGAAGAAGAAGTAGGAGTAACTACAAAACTTACTGCAGAACTAGAATCATTATTAGAACTATTAGATTCAGTTGAAATACAGAGAGCTGCAGCAGAAAATAATTCAACTGCAATAAACACTCGTTATGTATCACTTCTTTCAGATTTTCAGAACTCAATTATAAAAGGAACTAAAGAGGGAATTGAAAGAGTATCTCTTGAAGCTCAAGTAAGAGGTTTACAGGCACAGAAATTAAGTTTACAAGAACAACTTAAATTAAAAGACCAGATAGAAGAAGCTGAAGAAGAATCACAAGCTACAATTGCTGCATTATCTATAACAGGTTTACCAGGAGGATTCGGACAAACTCGTAATTCTGGATGGAAAGTACCTGAAGATGCAGTAAACTCACCATCTGAAATGGCAAGCAATGGTGCAATAATATTTAAATCACAAAGAAAAAGTAGTGGTTGGCCAAATGGTCAAACAATGAATATCTATAATTTAACAGAAGAACCTTTAAATTGGTCATTAACAGTAGCACCAAAAACAGGATATAGTGGAAATCCTGTATTTGCTTTTTCTCAAGCAACAGGAACAATCGCTGCAAGAAGTGGAGAAACTCCTGGTGTTGCAACATTGAGTGCATCAAAAATAAGAAATCTTAGAGGTGGTTCATTTGGTGGTAGAAAAAAATGGTTTACTGATAATTTAAAACTTACAATTGGTGAAGATGTATTTGATATTCCAATTGGATTTTATAGAAAAGTTAAAAACGGCGGTAAAGGTAACTAATGGCAATACAGGATTTTAAAAATATAATTGATAGAAAAGGATACTTGGTAGAAACTGAGGATAGAAAGATATTTGAAAAGGAAATATCTAAATCTAACTTTGGACTAGGGTGTTCTGATATGATTGAATTTATATTATATGATTCAAATGATAACCAACTACCTCAAGGAGATGATGGAAAATTATCAAGATACATTAGTATAGATGATGTAAATATAAAAGATTACTTTATTCTAACAGAAAGTTTAGAAACTACCAAAAAGAATGGAACTTCTGAATTTATAGTTGATATAGAAAAACTTGTAAGAGAGGCGGGATATTCTAATGGTATTTTTAAAACTCAAGTAACCTTATTAAATAGGAGAGCTGGAGTAGATTCTTTAGATGGAAACAATTTATGGATACATGAAATATCACCATCACGAACAGAAATAAGAATATTACCAAATCGTTCAACTAAATTAAATACAGATTTAGAAAAAAGATATTCAAACTTTGTAGATAATCAATCATTTAGAGATGATGTAATTTATTATATTACCGATTATGTTAATAATTTAGATTTTGAAAAAATATTTTCTAATTTTAAAAGTATAAAGGGAAAAATTACTGATGGTGAAAACTATATTAAGTTAATTCAAAAAGAATTTAAAATAGAAAATTTTGAAGTATTCATCAATAGAGTTAGAAGTAAAGTTATTGAATCAATGACTTACTATTCACAAAACAGAAATTGGAAAATATCAGATATAAATTATGGTAAACCAATTAAAGATGAAACAAGTTGTATTACTTTATCAATATCAGAATTACAAAGAGATATTGAGCAGAGTATAATTTCTTGTATTGATTTTTATTTACCTAAAAGAGATGTTCAACAAAATAATATTCTAACAAAGGAACAACAAATAACAATTGATAAACTTAAAACTATTTTAAAAACAACAACATCAGAATCAATATATGATACAACTGAACCTGATGAAATAATAGGAGATGTGTATGGATGTACAGACCCAACTTCTTTAAACTACAATCCAAATGCAAATATAAATGATGGTTCATGTAGATACGAATCAATATCAGGATGTACAGACCCAACTTCTTTAAACTACAATCCATTGGCTACAATAGATGATGGTTCTTGTAAATATGAAGATATATCAAGTGTTAATAAAATATATTATGTTTGGTCATTTGAAGGTACTATTAATTATATAGATGAAAATGGAGTATCTCAATCTAAAGTTGGAGTAGAATATGACTCAATAAAAATAAGAGCTCAAAAAGATAGTATAACATTTGATGGAGATATTCGAGAATATGCAAAAGTAAGACCAATTGAAAATATTTATAAACAATATATAGTAACAAATTTATTTATACAAGATGATTATAAAGGACTAGGTCAAGTGAATCGTGTACAGGTATCATACATGAACGATAGTGATAGATTAGAGATAAGTGAGGAAATGGGACCAGGTGATTCAATTCAATTTTGTGCACAGAAAGATTCGGTTGTACCACCGCTAGGATTCCTTGGTAAAAATATAAAAATAGTTGAACTAGGAGATTGTGGTGCATCCGATATTCCGATTGGTGGTGGAGGTTCTAATCTTGATATAAAATATGATTCAGTTGAGGGTGGACAAGAACTTACAACTGTATATGGTACAGGACCAAATGGAGAAGTTACATCAGAAGAAATACTAATAGATACAAGGATTTTTAGATAATGGCAGAGAAAAACACATATGGAAGAAAGCGTGTTAGGGGAATTTCTACTGATAAGGGATTTACCGATGAAGTTGTTGAAAACAAAGGTATTCCAATTGTATCTGGTGGAGGCACATCTGATAGAGCACTAATAAGTTCGGGAAAAGCTCAAGGTCCTGTTACTACAACTAAAGATGGAACTAAAGTTTCTACATCAGGTGTAATATCTACACCAGGATTAGAATCATATGATTTTCTAAAAACGGCCTATGGTGCAAACTATCAGGCATTAAGAGTAAATATTTCTTCTACTGAAAAAAATGCAAAGATTTGTATAAATGGTATAGAATCCTCTGGTATGGAAGGAAATCCAAATTCAGCAGGTAACACTCCAACTTACGAAATACTTTCAGGACCACAATTACTAACACCTAGAGTATATACTGTAAAGACAAATAACAAAACATCTAAAGATACTTACAAAGTTTATTCAACAAAAGGAACAACAGCTTCAGATATAAAACCACTTGTATTTGATGATTTTGAAGTCATTGGATTAGATGAACAAATAAAAATTGGTAATGGCATTCCACTAGGATTTGATAAAATAGAAGAAGAACTAGTAAAAGCAAATCCTATACTCGGAGAAGTGGTTTATGTTAACTATACCTTTTATGTAGAAAAAAATGGTAAGTTACTAAATATAGAAAGTATAAATAATTTTGGACTTGCGTTCATTGTTGATTTACCATTTACATTTGAAGCTGGTGAAGAAATAATTGAAACTCCTGCAGAAGAATTATACTCAATTAAAATTAGTACTGAGTTAGCTAACGATAATGATATAATCTATACAACTTCTTGGGGTGCTAAAGGAGAACTATTAGAGGAAGATGATTTACTACTTAAATATCAACCGAGTGTTAAGGGAGAAATTCCATATGTAGATTTTTTTAGTAATGGTATATCTCAAACAACACATGATATAACTTACTCTGTAATAGAACCAACTAATCGTTCACCTAAGACAAACAAATGTTTAGATAAGAGAGTTGAACTTCAGCTCGGAGAAACATCTGTTTCTATTAAAACTTCTAAAATAACTGTAATAAGTGCTCCATCTAAACCATCACTAGTTGTTGATTTAACAAATGTAGAAATTAACATATCATCAAAAGAGGATGTAAAGATACCATACAGAAGTAGTAATGCAGATGAAGTAATTTATACTTTAGGTAAAACAACAAGAAGTTTATCAAAAAGTGGTAGTTTATTATTAACAAAATCTGATTTTTATAATGGAGTAGGTAATTATACAATATACTTACAACCAGTTTCAAAATCAAATGGTAGTGGTGATTCGATAAGAATAAATGTTAATGTTATTAATAAAGAATATTTACCTGGTCCTGATATTACTATTATAAATTTCCCAAATACAATTAAGGGAGCTGATTTTCAAGGATATAATGTTCCATTTGAAATTAGTTGGCAATCCGTAAATACAAATTACATTGAAATATATGCTGGTGGAAAGATAGAAAAAAATCAATATTTAGGAAAGTTTGGACCAACTACTAAAGCAAACTTTATTGTAGAAGATGTTCTTAAGAAAATGTACGCATCTTCTACTAAATCAAAAGGTTATAGAGATATTGAAGAAATACAACTTTCACTTTTACCATATAACTTAGAAGGAGATTCTGTTACACTTGGTAGACATGAGAAAATAAATATAATATTTGATAAAGGAGATTTAACACTTAGGAGAGATAATGTAATATCTGATTTAAGAAACTCATTTGTTTCTGTATTAGATAACACTATATTTGATGAACCAACAAATCCTTTTTTATCTCATTACTTACACTTGGGTGATGGTAAAAATGAATTAATTGCAACATATGCAGTTGATACAGAAACCTTATCTGAATTTAAATTTGATGAAGAACGAAATAAAAACGTAAAGATAAATGAAGAAAAGGCATTGGTTCTTAAACTTTATGAACCACTTCCAAGTCAAATAAGTAGAAATGATAAATTATGGATTTCTAAAATACAATCCATTCCTATAATTGACCAAATAACAATTGTAGATGATATAACAAAAGAATGTAAGCCTTTAACTCCTAACTTCACTTTAGATGTTGGAGATGATATTGGTTATCAGATACTAGATGATTTAGTAGCGAGTGGCTCTGTTACCTCTAATGAAGTAGTAGGTCAATTTATTTCATCATCTGAATTTTCATTAGATAATTTAGATATAAACTTTGTTACTTCTTCAACTCAACTTAATGAAGATGAATCTGGTACATATGTAGAAAGTAATGAAAACTACGAGATAGACTGGAAAGGATTTGTAAAATACTCCTCAGCAAAAGAAAGAGTGGCTAACTTCTTCTACAAAGTACAACTTATAGAATCATACGAAACAAAATATAATGGTTTAGTATCAGGTAGTTTAATTGATTTCGGTAGTGGAACATCAACACAAATTACAGGTTCGGTAAGGGGTTCAATTGCAATTCAAAATGAATCAAAAAGAACTCTTGGAAAAATAAACAATCTTAAAAAAGGATTTGATTCGTTTGAAAAATTCTTATATACCTCATCATCAATTGATGGAATAACATATCCTGGTGCAGGTGGTAATGAATTATCATCTAGTTCTGATGTAAGTTCTTGGTATAACTCACTTTATGAAAATGCATCAACTTATGATACAACAAACTCTTCAAGATTTGTAAATAATTTACCACAACATCTTCAAGATGATAATAATAGTAGTGATTTTATTTTATTCTTTGATATGATTGGCCAACATTTTGATGTTATCTATTCACATATAAAGGCAAGTTCTCAATCTAAGAAATCAGAACATAAATTTGAACGAGGTATAAATTCAGAATTAATTTATCATATGTTAGAATCTTTAGGATTCGATGCTGATATGGGAGTTAAATCACAACTACTTTGGGAATATGCATTTGGAAAGAACTCGGATGGTACACAGGCATCTGAAATGAGTGGTAAAGATAGACAACAAGAAATATGGAGAAGAATATTAAATAACTTACCTTACTTATTAAAAACAAAAGGTACAAAAAGAGCAATACACGCTGCAATGAGTTGTTATGGTGTACCTGCATCATTATTAACTATAATGGAATTTGGTGGACCACAAGATGTATCTAGTGAAAGTGCAACAAGTGATTTTACATTTGAAGATAGAACTAGTTCAATTAATATTAGTGGTAGTTCTTCTATTATAGTACCTTGGAAAGAATACTCATCAACTTTTCCAAACGCAGTTGAGGTTAGAGTAAATACGAATCAACAACAAGACCAACAAATAATAAGTGCATCAAATTGGTCTTTAGATATTATAAAAAATACAGGTTCACTTGCAAGTGTAAAGTTAACAGTAGGTGAAGAATCTGCAAGTACAGCAGTAACTCCTTTATTTAATGAAGAATATACTCAAATAGTAGTTTCAAGAGAAAGTGGAAGTACATCTGATAATTTTAACTTATATGTTAAAGAAGGATTTCAAGGAAGAATCAGAAATGAAGTAAGTACGATACTTACAACCACAACAAAGGCATGGGATAGTGGAAGTGAATTATATATTGGTGGAAACACATTAACTGGTTCATTAGATGAGTTTAGATTATGGACATCTCCATTGAGTGAATCGGTAGTTACTAATCACACATTACTACCTGATGCAATTGATGGTAACCATGTTTCTTCATCAACAGATGATTTAATTTTAAGATTGGATTTTGAATATCCAAAAGATAGAAACGCTGATACTGAAATAAAAAATGTTTCGGTTATAAACACTTACGAGCCGTTTGTAACTGCATCTAATTTTTTAAGTGTATCTGATTATCCTTATCAATACCAACCATACGAAAGAACAGTAACTGCTAAAGTTCCACAAACAGGTTTTAGTTTTGGAAATAAAGTTAGATTTGAAACACAAACATTAGAATCTAATTTAAATTATAGAAGTAGAGCAACTAAAAAATCATACGACCAATCTCCTATTGATTCTAATAAATTAGGATTATTCTTTTCTCCTATAAAAGAAATCAATATGGATATAATGAAATCTCTTGGTTCATTTAGTATAGATGATTACATTGGAGACCCAAGTGATGATTATAAAGATTCATATACTAAACTAAAAAATCTTAGAAATTATTATTTTGATAGATATAATTTAAATTTCCAAGAGTACATACAGTTGGTTAGATATATTGATAAATCATTATTTACTACTTTAGAATCACTTATACCAAGTAGAGCAAAAACAATAAGTGGATTATTAATTGAACCACATATACTTGAAAGAAGTAAATTAGAATTAAAACCAACTACTGCAGAAAACAATCAATATAGTAGTGAAGTAAATACTCAAGAAGATATATCTATTACTTCTGATAATCATATGATATTAGCAAGTGTAACTTCATCACAAGAAGTTTCTCTTGTTGGTAATACAAATACATTTAATGCAGAAGTAACAGCATCAGATGATGTAATTGTTACAAGTTCATATGATGTATATGAATCAGAGATATCAGCTTCTGATGATATAAATCAGTCAGGATTTATCACAGTAAATAGCGGTTCTGATATGGGTGGTATTAGTATTAGTATAGATGCACAATTCACCGGTTCAGTACAAGGTGCGTATGATTCAACTGCATATCAACAAATAGGAATGGGTGCTGAGTCATTATCAAGATTAGGATTTGGATTATATGGAAGTGGTTCTCATTCTATTAGAACACGATTAGATAAAAATAATAATTTTGTAAAAGATAGAGTAAAAGTATTTTTATTAAAAGAATCTTATTTAGAAGATGTACCACAGAATATAAATTCAAGTGATGAATCATTGGGAAGAGAATTTGTTTCTATAACTAAATTCAAACAAATTGTAAATATATTACCATTCACAGGTTCAGATGGACTTGAAACAACCGACCCAGTCGTAGCAGGAAATATAGTACAAGTTACTCCATTAGATGGTAATTTTGAAACACATTATAGTAACGTTGGTGATTTAACAAGTGGATTAGAAAATTCATTTTTTAAAGGTTCATCACAAACAAGTAAAACAACTTTAGATGGTGGTTCGCCTATTGTAACATTTACTACGAATCCTAATACATTGAGAGTTTCTGATAGTGGAAGAGGTAGTGGAGAACCAATTTTAGAAGTTGATTAACGAATAAAAGATTAGAAATAATATATTTTTATAAAATACTTATATTTATATATTGAATAACAAGAGGAAAATTTAATTATGGCTTATTTAAATAACACAGAAATAACAGTAGATGCAATTCTTACCAAAAAGGGTAGAGAGAAATTAGCATCTGGTGAAGGTTTAAATATCTCAAAATTCGCACTAGGTGATGATGAGGTAGATTACACACTTTACGAACCAGCACATCCAAAAGGAAGTGCATATTATGATGCGGCAATCAAAGCGATTCCGATTACTGAGGCTTCACCAGATGAAACTCAAATCTTAAAATATAAATTGGTGACTTTACCAAAAGGAACAACAAAAATTCCAAAAGTAGAATTTGGTGTACCTTCTATAACTGTAAATCAGAACTCAGGCCAAGTTCAACTTTCCCCAACTACTTCACCAAGTGGTAATACACAAAGTGGATATACTGTTATTCTTTCTAATAAGAATGCAGGTTCGATTGTAGGAAGTGGATTATCGGCAGGAGCTAGTTCAACACCAACATTCTTAGGAGATGAAATAACTGCAACTGCAGCAATAGAGACGGGATTACAATTTACATTTATTCCGAATCCAAATATAACACAAACAACACAAACAACTATAACAGTATATGGTAATGAAACAGGTGGTTCTCAAACTATTCCTGTAACAGTTACATATGTACAACCAAGTTAATAAAGGATAAAGAGATATGGCAACAATACAAGGACAAGCTGGAGTAAATTTATCACAAGAATTGGCAAACTATTTAGATGCTAATCAAGGAAATCTTACATCAGAACAATTAACAACAATTATAAATCAGTATTTAACTGGTGGAGATAAGTTAGGTGCAAGTGGTGGACAAATCACAAATGGTATCTATAAAAGATTTGGAGAGTTTGACCAAGTAAATGGTAAAGTAGAAGTTGTAACAACTGGTCTTTGGACAGGTAATACTGGTAGTTTATCTACTTTCGTAACTTCTTCTTCACAATCAGCCGCAAGTTTAAACTACTATGTAAATGTATATAACGAATCTGCAGGAGATGTTCAATATGCAGTTGCTTATGGACATAAATTCGGAAGTGGTTCAGTATCCCTAACTAACGATGATAGTTCAACATTGGCAAGTAAAGCAACTTATGCTCAATACAAACAATTACTTTTAGACCAAGGAGATGATAAATTTAAATTCTATTCAGGTTCAACAGAAGATGGACACGAATCGGATGATATCTATATAATCAATGTAGCTCGTGCCCGTTACAAAGAGAAAATGGATGCAGGAAACTGGTCAGTAATATTAAGTGGTTCTAATCAAACATTTAACTTCATTGATAATAGTGGAAAGAAATTTTCAGATTCAGTTGGTAAGGCTGGAAGAATATTTAATGTAGGTAGTGGTTCATTAAACTTAGGTACTGAATCAGAAGCTACTATAAATTCTTTAATTGATTCAAATGGTAGAGGATATGGTAAATTCTATCCAGACCAAGGAATCATAGTTCTTAACCCAACGGCAATTCATCAAACAATTGGAACATCAGTAGATAGTGGTTCTAATAGTGGTGCTAGTATATATGAAGGAATTACAAGAGAAGGACAAAATCATTTCTTATTACATGAGGCAATTAGAGGTGGTGGAGATTTCCAAGCAAGAAGAACAGAAAATGTTTCTACTTCGCATTACTTTGTAAGAGCAACAAACAGAGAATATAACTTCTCTAATAACCCAACATTCGTAACAGGTTCAGATGGTTCATTTGCAGAATCAACTTTTGAAAAAGACCCAAGAACATTTATTACAACTGTTGGATTACTAAATGATGCAAACGAAACGATTGCGGTGGCTAAAACATCACAACCAATTCCTAAATCATTTGATAAAGAAGTATTAATAAAAGTTAAACTTGATTTCTAAAAGAACTTAACGTTTAAGAAACCCCACCACGAGTGGGGTTTTTTGTTTCCATATATTTATATAGAGGAGTAATACCGGTATGTTAAAAACAATTCCAAAATCAAATGTAAGTAAAAGAGCTTTCCAAGTTCATAAATCTTGGACAGTTACTCAAGATGATTACGCAGTAATTACGGCTGAAGAAGAATCTCGTGGTTCTTTTGATAGTGGTTCTGCTAATAATGTAACTGTAAATGGTTCTACTATTTATACATCACCTTTATATACAAGTCTTAAATCAAAATATTATTCTAATATAGGAAATACTTTTACATTAATTGGTAAAGTAAAAAATATTGGTAATATATCTGAAGAAAGAAATTTAGGTTCATCTGCTCAAATAGTAAAAATACCTCAATCAGTATTTGGTGAAAAAATAAAAGCAGGTTCTGTAACACTAATAGATAACGATAATGAAATAACATTTTCAGATAATTCAACTGGTGGTTTAACATCATCTAACCCTCTTTACACCTTAGTGTTATTAGATTTTGAACAAGAAATAATAACAATTAAAGATGCTGACAATGAAGAGTTTACAGGAACAATTAGTTCATTTGATGTAGAAACAGGATTAGCTACATTAACATTTGGTGGAGATACTGATATAGTTACAATAGTATTAATTGATTTAATTTCGGGTACATTACAAACATCTGTTCCACTTGATTTCGATGGATTGAATATAGATGAGGTAAAGTATGGAAATATTTTTTATTCCGAGGGATTAATTGTACTTACCAACGCAACCTCTTTCATTAATTATACACTTGATTTTAAATCAACAAAAACAATTTACGAAACAGAAGTTTTAGTTACTGCAAATGCTGGAGAGTTTAATACATCGCAAAATCCATCAGCGGTTAGTGTAAATATAAGTGGTTCTTATGATTTTGAAATTACAAAAATAAATAACGTAATACCAGGTGGTACAAAAAAGATTACAGAAGTAATTGATATAGATAAAAAATCAGCATATACTTCATCTTATGATGGAAGTACAACAGGTAGTTGGAATGATTATGATACTCATAGACAAACTGACCCAACAGGTTCTTATTTAACACCATACATAACAACAGTAGGATTATATAATGATAACAACGAGATGGTAGCCGTTGCTAAATTACCTACTCCAATTAAAAATTTACCAGATTATGATATGAGCATCATTATTCGTTTTGATACTTAATCTATATTTATATAATACAAAGGAGATACTAATATGGCATCAATAGAAGAATTATACGAAAAATCAGAATTCGCTAAATTAGCGAATACAGGAAAAGATAAAACACCTTTATCTGCAGATGAAGTAAACAAACTTCACAAAGATGATAAAGCACTTGGACAAGCAAGAGGCGGAAAGTTAAATCAGAAAAAATACTCTGATTCAGTATCACGATAAATTTCCTATCTTGGGTTTACTTTTAAACAGAGCTCAGAAGTGGGCTTACATTCATATACCAAAAACTGGTGGAACATCCCTAACAAATATTCTTAATAAGATAGATGGAACAGAAACTATTGCTGTACACGATTCTATTAGAGCATTAAATGATGTTTCAAAGTTTTTTATATTTACAATAGTACGAAATCCATATACAAGAATGGTTTCTGCTTATTTACATAGATTACGAAAAAATGAGTTTAAGTATGATTTTCAAACTTTTTTAAAAACTTATAATGAAAATCACTTAGATATACTTCCTCAAAGTTATTATATAAATGCTGGTAGAACTGAAGATAAACAGGTATCATATATAGCAAGATATGAAAACTATGAAGATGAAATAAAAAAATTATTAAATAAACTAAATCATAATTCAAAAATACCACATTTAAACAAAAATCCAATTTATGATAAACATCCAACTTTAAAACAAGAAATGTATTACAATGCATTTTATACTGAAGATTGGATGAAGAATATCATAAAAGAAAGGTATGAAAATGATTTCAAGATTTTTAACTATGGGTTGGACATATAATTCAAAAAGTATAACAGAACTATCAGATATGCCAGATGGTACATTTGGTTTTATATACAAAATAACTAATGGAATTACAGGTGAATTTTACATTGGTAAAAAACAAGTAGTTTCTATTAGGAAACGAAAGTTTGGTAAAAAAGAAACAGCTGCTCTTACAGATAAGAGAATGAAGAAATATGAAATGGTTGAAAAAGAATCTAATTGGTTAGATTATCGTTCATCAAATGCAACAGTACAGTTGTGGTTTCATTCTAATGCACTGGCTTTAGAAGAAGATAGAAGAAGTGATATCAATGATACACTAAAGTTAGAAATACTTAGATTCTGTAAAGGAAAGAAGGCTTTAACCTATTATGAACTACAAGAACAATTTGCACACGATGTATTAGGAGATGATTTATCCCTAAATGATAATTTATTAGGAAAGTTTTTTAGAAAAGACTTGGATAATTAAAATATTTTTCGTATATTTGTATTGTTAAAAGTGTAATTATGCTCTCACATCACGAGAAACAAGAAGTTATTAATATATTAAACGATGTTCTAGGGCCTGGAACATCTATGAAAAATGATGAACAGGCACATTTCTGTCCTTTTTGTCATCATCATAAGAAAAAACTACAAGTTAATATTAAAACACAATATTGGCATTGTTGGGTTTGTGATGCAAAAGGTAGAAAGATACAGAGATTATTAAAAAGACTTCATGTAGATTCTCGTAAACAGAAAAAGTTATTTGAAATCTATGGTGATGATTATGTAGTTTACAATAAAGATACTGTTGATGAGAGAGTAGAGTTACGATTACCAAGTGAATTTAAATCACTTTTAAAAGTACCAACAGGTAAAATAAAACCTGTTTATAAAAAGGCTCTCAAGTATGCAGAGGAAAGGGGTATTACTAAAGAAGATATTACAAGATATAATATCGGTTATTGTGATACTGGTATGTATTCCAATCGTATTATTATTCCTTCCTATGATTTGGATAATAGACTTAATTACTTCATTGCACGTTCTATACACTCTGAAGAAAAGTTTAAATACAAGAATCCACCAGTTTCGAAAAATGTTATTATGTTCGAAAACCAAATAAATTGGAGCGAACCAATAACTTTAGTAGAAGGTGTATTTGATGCAATGGCAGTTAAAAGAAATTCTATTCCTATTTTGGGTAAATTTATTCCTACTAAATTAAACGAGGCTATATTTAAAAATAGAGTAAAAAACATTAACATCTTATTAGATGAAGATGCTCAACAACAAGCGTTACATTATACTATGCAATTTAGTAATCAAGGTATTTCTACAAAAAATATTAAACCCACAGATAAAGATGCATCTGATATGGGATTCACAGAAGTAAATAATAAATTAAAAGAATCTAAAAAGACAGGATTTGGTGATATTATATCACAAAAATTAAAAGGTTTATGATATTATATTCTATTGGAGATTCTGTAACTTGGGGAGCAGAATTAGAAAATAAAGAAAACGAAAGGTTTTCAAAAATAATTGCAGATGAAATAGGTTTTATTGATTGTAATAATGCATCAGCTGGTGTTTCTAATGATTATATTTTTAGAAATACTATGAGAGATATAAATCAATGGATTTCAACTCATAAAACTTGGAGTGAAGAAAGTGGTTGGGTTGAGTCTGATGAATTTAAACTTATAATTGGTTGGACATCACCAACAAGATTTGAATGGTGGACAGGAAGTGAGTATCAACAAGAAAGATTGTGGGTTGGTTATGATAAGTGGGGAAATAATGATAAAGATAAAACAACTGAGGACATATTTGTATTACATCAGAATGAATTAATACCATCATATATTAGAACATTTAATTATATTCAATCATTGATTTCAATATGTGAACTTAATGGCATTGATTATTATTTTTTTAATGCTTTTTATAAATACGAAAACGTAACTGAACCTAAAACAAAAATTGATAAATTTGGTAGAGATACTGAACAATTAGGATTAGATTACTTAAAGATAGATATGGATGATATGTACTATTATTTAAATAATAATAATGGTACATTTCATGAAAGAAAACATCCAACAAAAGAATCTCACAAAATGTGGGGAAATTATATTATAGATAAATGGTTATAAATAAAGTTTACCATCTTGCAGATTTACACATTAGAAATCTACAAAGACATAAGGAATACAGAATAGTATTCAAAAAATTCCTAAAAAAAGTTAAAGAAGATAAAATTGAGGATTCCCTCATTTATATTGCCGGTGATATTGCTCATGCTAAAACTGAGATGTCACCCGAACTTGTACACGAAATAAGTTGGTTTCTCACCGAGTGTGCAAAGTTAAGAGAAACTGTGTTAATCACAGGTAACCACGATTGTAATTTAAATAATTCCCACAGACTTGATGTACTCACACCTATTATCGAAAATCTTGGAAATGATAGAATTCATTATCTTCGTGATACTGGTGTTTACCCTATCCACAATCTTACTTTTGTTGTCTATTCTATATTGGATAACAAGGAAAATTGGCCTAAGGGAGATACCGTTGATGGAGAAAATACAATCTGTCTTTTTCATGGACCAGTAAACAAAGCTCAAACAGATATTGGCTATACCGTTTCCTCTAACTCATTCCAAGTGGATATGTTCGATGGATTCGATATGGCTATGTTGGGTGATATCCATAAACGACAAACTTTCGGAGATGGATATGAACACATTGCTTATGCAGGTTCTATGGTTCAACAGAATCATGGAGAACTATTAGAGAATCATGGTTATTTACTTTGGGATATTCCTACAAGAACTTTTACAGAACACCATCTACATAATGATTATGGATTTCTTACAGTTGATGTAGTTGATGGTAAGATACCTCAATGGGTGTATGATGAAATAGACACAAAACTTCCAAAGTATCCAAGATTAAGATTGAGATTTACAAGAACAGAGGCATCTGATATGAAAAGAAGAATAACTGAACTTAAGAAGTTATTCAAAGTTGCTGAAGTTACTGTAACTAGAACCGATACAATCGGACAACTAAAAACAAATCAAAAGGTAAACAAAAACATTGTTGGTAATGTTAAAGATGAAACCTTCCAAAACCAACTCATCAGAGATTACTTAGAAAGACAGTATTTGTTAGAAGATGAAGAGTTAGATAAGATAGCAGAAATAAACTCAGAATTAAATTCACATATAGATGAATCAGATATGATGGGTAACATTTTATGGACACCCAAAGAGTTTCAGTTTTCTAATATGTTTTCTTATGGTGAAGATAATTTAATTAGATTTGATAAGGCACAAGGTATCATGGGTATCTTTGCTCCTAATGCAAGTGGTAAATCTTCTATGTGGGATGCACTATCTTTTTGTATCTATGATAAAACATCTCGTACAAACGTTTCTAAAAATATTATAAACAATCGTAAGACAACTTTCCATTGTAAGTTTAACTTTGAAATAGATGGGATAGATTACTTTATTGAAAGAAAGGCTCGTTATGTTAGAAAAGCAACATCGGTAAAGGTAGATGTAAACTTTTGGAGAGATAACAATGGAGTTATTGAATCACTTAATGGTGAACAAAGAAAAGATACTAATAAAGAGATAGAGAAGTATTTAGGTAAGTTCGAGGATTTCGTTCTAACTGCACTATCTTTACAAGGAAACAATGCATTGTTC